ACATTCCTCCACGCATTGTTGGGTCATTTAAGTATTTCCAATCAGTCTTGTAGAAATCATAACCTCTTCGGAATCCTGTAAAGCCTAAGTTTAAAGCCATGTCTTTGTCATTGTCAAATAGACCATAAGAAGTACCACCTGCTCCATAAGAGTTTTGTGCTGCTAACATATCGTCAATGTCAAATCCAAAGTCACGATTAACAAATAGTACGTTTTCTTCAATAGCACCTTGCTTGTCTAAACGAGAGATAACAGTGTCCCAATCAGAAAGGGTTGTTGGATTACCACCACCCCATACATTTCCACGGCTATTTACTACATAGAAAACACCATCTGAACCTGCTGCGGATGGTGTTCCTGTGCTAAGTTGTGTTAATGCACCTGAACCTGCTGCTGCAGGAACAGCTTCAATCATTGCTGTTTCAAGATAGTCTTCAAAACGTAAACGAGTTTCATGCTCTGATTTCAAATACCAAAGGTATCCTGTAGCACCATTCTCAGTAGTTACTTCTACCCAACCAATTTGAGCCATGTCTGAACCATTTACTTCATACTTGTCTTTGATGATAATAGGCTTGTTAGTAAAGATTTCATCTTCAGCTTCCAAAGAACCTACCATTCCGGCAGTTCCTTTTTTAAATTCAGAACCGTAAACAAATACAGTACAAGTCATACCGTTAGTAATATTAATAACAGTCTCATAGAAAGCTATAACAACAACTAAATTTGTAACACTTACAACAACTCCTTTGTTCGTTGCTCCTGTTGCATTGTCTTGAATTAATAAAGTTTGGTTAGCTCGAATAGCTGCCGTAGCACCTACATTTGGGTCATTGACAGTAAAAGTTACTTGTGTTGCACTTACTGCTGATGCAAGACAGCTTGTGTATTTAGTATGTAAACGACCTTGTTCAGCCCATATTATTTTGTCTGAATTTGATGGTAACTCCGCTCCTACTAAACGTAAGAATGAAGATACTGTACGATTACCATAACGCTCAAATTCTTTCTCATAAGTATCAGGAAGATACTGAGTTAAAAAGTTGAAGTTAGTAATATAGTTTGTTGATACGGGAATTTGCTCTGCACTTGGCTGCAAGCTAAAACCGGGGGTTGATAATATTGGCATTGTTTTTAGTTTTTAGTTTTATATTCTTTTTATACTTCTAATTTTTAGTCCGTTTCCGGAGTCAGGGCTTAGAGACTTGACCTGTACGCCTTCGGTTCTTGAACCTGCTTCAGATACTTTACGCTCAGACATGTTTATGTTTTTTATCTTACGCGTAACATCATCCGTTGCATCAGCTTGTCCTTGTTCATAAAAGAACTTAGCAAACTTTTCAGGGTTCATTGCCATAGCTAACGATTTATGATATCCCTCTGCGTCTTTCATTAAACCATTCTCATCTAAAAACTTATTAATAAAGTTTTGTGGTGTTGAATGATTCTTTTTAATCTCGCTTAGATTACCGGGAGAAAATGAAAATTTCTTGTCGTTTATGTTGAAATCAAAACCTTTGAAATCATCGTTAAAAACTTCATTTGTCTTTTGGTCGAACCATTCTCGCTTACGCTTGTTTGATTCCTCAATAGTCGCTGCTTCCTTTGTGTATTGTTTGTATGCCTCGAATACTTCCTTTTCTTCATCCGGAACATCTAAACCTCTTGACTCAAGGGGTGCAGAGTATTGTTCTTTCTGTTGATTGAAGTATTTCTTAGCTTCTCCAATAGCCTTTTTCTTTGCAATCTTTGTTTTCTTAATAAAAGAATCATCATCTAAATCTTCATCGAAATAATAATCTTCCATTAATGCATCTATATCATCTGAATCCAAATCTGAATTTGTAGAATGTAGATATTGCTTTAATAGGTCATCAGAATCCATATTGTCAAAATCCTTATTTAACTTTATGTAATCTTCAAACCCTCTTCCTGTGTCCTTCTTATATTTCATATAAGCAGCAACATCGGAAGGAATTTCTTCTGTGATATTTCTTTCAGCCATTAATTCATCAAATGAATTAATTTCTTTATTATATCTTTTTCCAATATATGAAAGAACTCTTTCTTCGCTTAATTCATCTTCAGGTTCAAATTCCTGCTCTTGTTCTTGTTCTTGCGGTTCAAAATTATTATTTGTCGATAATGACTCTTCGTGTTTTGCAAGTAATTCTTCTTCTATTTGAGCAACACTTTTTTCTTCTCCGCCTAGTAATCTAACTTTCATTTCCATTTTATTTGATTTTATTTTTTACAAAGTTATATAAAAAAATTTAATATTTTAACGAGGTGAAAATTCCCCCATATCAAATCCATCTAAACTATCTTCATTTGACTCAAAAGTCATAGGTCTACCTTGAGGAACATTGAATCCGTCTAAATCATCTTCACTGTTTTGGAAGTCTATAGGAGATAGATTGTTCTTTCTTTGATTTATTAATTTTGATTGTTCAGTATTTTGTTGGCTTATTCTTTTTGCTTTAGCATCTTCTCTCTCATTCTCTCTAGCCTTCAAGTTGTTTTGCTGTAAGCCACCTAATTGCATATTGTAATCAAACTCTACTGCCATCAATTCTTTTTTGAGTTGAGCTTCTGCTGTTAATTGCTGAATACTAAACTGAACCTCTGCTTGCTTTAATTTTAACTTAGCATCAGATTCCATTTGTATTTTTTGAATAGCAGTTTGCATTGCCATTTCTTGAGACTTCAATTGTTGTTGCGCTTGCATTGCTTGTATCTGCATTTTATTTTGGTCTTCCCTATCTTGCTTTTGACTTCTCTTCATCTTCAACAATTGATTTGCAAGTTTGAGATTTCTCAACTCTCGAATATCAATAGCATCTTCAAGATTTATATCGCCCTTAGATAAAGCCATTTGTATGTTTGCTTCAAGCTGTGCTTTTTGTTCTTCATCAGGAGATACTTCAATAAAAATTCCAAAGTCATAAATATATAAATCGGAAATATCATTTAATATTGATACATTATATTTTCCAATTTTATTTGCAAAATCATCTTTGAAATCAGCATACTCTAATATATCTCCTACTCTATAAGTTAATGCTTCTGCTAAACTTCTATAGATATAGAGACCACCTTCAAGTATATGCCTTGTTGCTGTATTTGAATTTAATGCCGCTAATTTTTGAACTCCTACTAATGAATTAGGATCAGGCGTACTTCCATCTCTTGCTTCATTCAATCCTGTTACAGACCTAATCATATCCATATAATGGTTGTAATTAGATATTAACATTTGGGTTTTACTTAACCCTGAATTTGAAGTTAATTGAGTAATAGGAACTTTTGCATTGTTAAAGTCACCCTCTTGAGTATAACTTCTTCCAATAACACTACCTGTTTGAAAATACAATCTTAATGCATCTTCAGGGTTGTATGCAGCACCTGTACCCAAGTCTACTTCATTTAATCCGTCAGCGTCAATAAAAACACCATCAGGGACAACTCTTGCAATTACTTGCTGTAGTTTTAAATGCGTTATTTGTATTAAATCAGTAAATGGTATCATTCGTCTAACTAAAGACTCTATGTTACCCTTATACATTCTTGGAGCATTAGCAACGTAATTTGGTAGTGCATGTTGAGATGATGATTTAGGGCGGACCATATTTTGAGCCATTTCCCACTTAAGGATAATGTTTGTTCCCATTACCATTACACCATCATACCAAACATCAATGGTCTTTTCAATTTTAACAAAATTGTTTTCCTCCATCATTTCAGTAGGAGGATTAAAGGTGTCATCTTTTTCAATAACCCTTGAACCACCGCCTTCAAGTAATTTCTTTTTATATACTACTTTCTTTGTTGTTTTATAATTAAAATAAAGTAGCGTACAAGTATCTTTGTAAAATAAACTATTCTCGTAAAATTGAGATACATTATAATAGTCATACCAACCTTGACTACTTTTAGATATTTTCTCTAACTCTTCTTTTTTTAATGTAGGTTTAATCTTTAATAGTTCTGTAATTGGAAGTGTTTTAATTTCACCCCAATAAAAACAATCATCAAAAGTTGGTGACTCAGTATAACTATAAACAACATTAGCAGGGTCTACATATGAAACACATACACCTGAACCTAAAAGAAATTCGTGTTTTGCTATACCAATGCCTATTACCGTTAAGTCATAGTCTATTCTTTTTCTAGTATCTTGGTAATGGTTTTCATCAAAGATTGTATTAATAGCTTCTTCTTCAGCAATTTCAATAGCAGGTTTGTAATTTAACTGCATATAAAGCATTAACTCCTCGTCTGATTTAGGTAAATCTTCAGGAGGCATAATGAAT